CAATGGGTGCTTTCTATGTTGATTTTGGAGAAGGGTTCGATCTGCAATACTTCACCGAATGTATCCATGAGATATGCGAGGTTGTTGGTAACATCCACGATGACCCGGAACTACTTAAAACTGAATAGATCATGAAAGCTTTCGATTTGGAGGCCGCCAAGCGAGGAGCGGCGGTGTGCACGAGGAAGGGGATGAAGGCTCGCATTGTATGCTTCGACCGTGTAGATCTCGAATATCCTATTTTAGGGCTACGTAAAAATAAAGCAGGGGTAGAGCACATATTTTCATATACGCTTAATGGATTTGCGTTTCTTGAGGGCATAGGAGGAGGTGAGGACCTGATGATGCGAGACGACGACTATATGGAGAAGCTGGAGCGGGGAGAGTATGGCCATATTGCTGACGCTCCCAAAATGATCGGGCCAGCTATTAAGCAAAACTTAAATACTGACCGCGAGTACTGGCGGCGGGTGTATGCCGGGCAGGCGATGCAAGGCGAAATATCCGGATGTTTGGCAGCCGGCAATGGTTTCGATGGCGACAAGGCTATTCCGGGAATCATTGCGAAAAACTCCGTCATGATTGCCGACGCTCTGATTGAAGAACTGGAGAAAGATGAAAAAGTACTGTAAGTGCGGCGAGTGTGCTTTTCTGAAGAATGAAGGCATAGACGGCTACGGGCAATGTATCATTACCCGGAATATACAGCATTGCGGGGAAATGTGCAGTTTTCAGGACGACAAGCCGGACGAGGTTCAGGCTGTCCGCATCCTGCATCATTTTCAGAAATGGCGGCGGGGCGGCCGGGGAAAACAGCCGAACCCCACGGTTATCGGAGATGCCATAGACCGGGCGATACGGACGTTGAGGCGGGAAACCAAAGATGTACCGAAATTTTGAATGGCAAAAGATATGAATTGCCGGAAAATGAAGATCTGATTTTGCGGAAATAAAAAAGAGGCAATCCCGAAAGATCACCCCTAACGCCGACAACGTAAAGGTAATGATTAATTCGGGAAAACAATGGGTGGGCAGAAAGAAAAACGCAGGGGCGGCCAGCGGGACGATTCCGAGGTCCATATAAGCTATTCGAGGGAGCGGTTGATGCAGCTTATTGTGGACACGGATCAGAAACTCGGGGTCAAATACGATCACGACTTCAAATATCACTTCAAGAAACATAGGTCATTGCCGCATTTATGGCGAACCTTCAAAAAGATTTTACGGGAACACATTGACGGATGGCAGCAAGAGCTGCCTTTATTCTAATATAGGTATGGGAGCAATTACAAAGAATGAAATTCGCAAGTGGGTATTCGAGGCTACGGAGGATTGTTTCAAACGCTTGATAGCCGCCCAAACTTATCACACGAACGAGCACTTGACAAAGGACCAGGCTCTCGCATTTCTTGATGGGCGTGGATATAAAACGACGATAAGCAAACTTTACAAATTGTCCGCCGCTGGAGAAATACCGTCTACCAAGATC